AAAAAAAAATAAATAAATAAGGAGGTCCAATAATGGCATCATTAAGTGATAGAATTAAGAATTCTTGGAATGCTTTCATGGGAAGAGATCCAACGGATTCACAAATTATCAACAAATATGTTACATATGGACCAGGTTATTCAACTCGTCCTGATCGGTTTCGTTTAAGTAGAGGAAACGACCGCTCAATAGTAACATCAATCTATAATCAGATAGCTGTTGATGTATCATCAGTAACTATAAATCACGTCAAGTTAGACGAAAACGGCAAGTATCTTAAAACACTTGATACTCCACTCAATACAGCATTGTCAAGAACAGCAAACCTGGATCAAACAGGTAGAATGCTTATAAAAGATGTTGTTATGTCTATGTTTGATGAAGGATGCGTTGCAATTGTACCAACAGTAACAAATACAAGTCCAAGAGCAACAGATGGATACAAAATTTATGAACTTAGAACTGGAAAAATAGTAGAATGGTATACCGATCGTGTTAAAGTTGAGTTATGGAATGACTTAAAAGGCAGAAAAGATCAACTTATATTTGAGAAGTCCATGGTAGCCATAATTGAGAATCCATTCTATTCAATAATGAATGAGCCTAACTCTACTTTAAAAAGGCTTATTAGAGTATTAAATCAGCTTGACAGAACAAACGAGTCAAACTCAGCTGGTAAGTTAGATTTAATTATACAACTTCCGTATTCTGTAAAGAATCCAATTAAGAAAGAGCAAGCCGAACAACGTCGTCAAGACATTGTAGATCAGCTTACTGGTTCTCAGTATGGAATTGCTTATGCAGATGCAACGGAACACATTACGCAGCTTAACAGAGCTGTAGAAAATAACTTATGGGCACAGGCAAAAGACCTGACAGCTGAATTATATAGCCAATTAGGATTTGCACAATCAATATTTGATGGCACTGCTGACGAAAAGACTATGCTAAACTACTATAACAGAACAATAGACCCGATATTAGTTGCAATAGTAGAAGAGTGTGAAAGAAAATGGTTGTCGCAAACAGCAATTACACAAAGACAGGCTATACGATATTTCAGAGATCCATTTAAATTGGTACCTGTTCAGAATCTTGCTGAAATTGCTGATAAGTTTACAAGAAACGAAATTATGTCATCTAATGAGATACGTTCTATTATTGGAATGAAACCCTCTAATGATCCTAAGGCTGATGAACTTATTAATAGTAATCTTAATCATCCTGAAGAAGAGGTCGATAAGAAAATAGATGACAAAAATCAAAATGACCAAGAAGGAGGCACAGAAAATGGGTAAAACCTATGATTTTAGTGGCTGGGCTACCAAAAATGATCTGTTATGTACTGACGGACGTATAATCCGTAAAGACGCATTCAAGGTCAATAATGGGACTAAAGTTCCCTTGGTATGGAATCACCAGCATAATTCTGTTAAAGATGTTCTCGGACATGCTATTCTCGAAAACCGTAATGAAGGTGTATATGCATACTGTTCATTTAATGATTCAGATGCAGGCGAAGAAGCAAAAAAAGTTGTAAAACATGGTGATGTTGTTTCTTTGTCTATATGGGCCAATGCATTAGAGCAGCAGGGTTCTGATGTACTTCATGGTGTAATTAGAGAAGTTAGCTTAGTACTTGCAGGAGCAAATCCTGGAGCTTTCATAGAGTCTGTATTGACTCATGGAGAGCCTATGGATGACTATGATGAAGAAGGTATCTTCTATACCGGAGAAGGTATCTATCTTGAGCATTCGATCGATGATGTATCTGGTTCTAATTTAGCACATTCGGACGATAAAAAGGATACCGACGACGATGAAAAAGATGACAAGAAAGAAAAAAGTTCTGGAGATAAAACCGTTGGAGAGATATTAGGAACTTTAAATGAGGATCAGAGGAAAGCTATGGCTATAGTTGTAGCTCAGGTTATCGAAGATTCTAAAAACAACACTTCAGAAGAAGATGATGAAGACGAGGAGGAAGATGAAATGAAGCATAATATTTTTGAAGGCAGCGCAGCTGGACAGGCTAATGTAATTTCTCATTCAGATATGGAAGCACTTCTTGCAGATGGTAAGAGATGCGGATCACTGAGAGAAGCTGTCAAAGAGGCAATGCAGGAAGGTGGTATTCTTGCACACTCAATTGATACAACTGGTATGGAGACTGCTACCGGAACACAGACATATGGATTTAATGATCCTTCTATGCTGTTCCCTGAGTATCGTGATGTTAATGGCGGAGCGCCCGAATGGATCTCAAGAAATATGGATTGGGTCCAGGTTGTTATGGGCGGTGTTGGTCATACTGCATTCTCACGTATTAAGTCTACATTTGCAGACATCACAGAAGATGAAGCCAGGGCTAAGGGTTATATTAAGGGACACGAGAAGAAAGATGAAGTATTTGCTACCCTTAAGAGAACGACTGATCCCCAGACCATTTATAAGAAGCAGAAGATGGATCGTGATGATGTGATTGACATCACAGATTTCGACGTTATTGCTTGGATTAAGGCTGAGATGAGAGTAATGCTTAACGAGGAAATTGCTCGTGCAATTCTTATCGGTGATGGCAGAGCTCTTGATTCAGAAGACAAGATCCAGGAGAATCACATCAGACCTATCGCAAAGGATGTTTCTTTGTTCAATATTCAGTACGCAGTTAATGTTGCAGCAGCAGCTACAGATGCTGACGTTGCTAATCAGTTTATCGATGATGCAGTTCGTGCAAGAAAGAATTACAAGGGTTCAGGTAATCCTATTCTCTTTACAACAGAAGATCAGATCACAGAGATGCTGCTTCTTAAGGACAACATGGGACACAGACTCTATAAGACTGAGCAGGAACTTGCTACAGCTCTTAGAGTTTCAAGAATTGTTACAGTTGAGCCTATGGAAGGTCAGCAGATCACAGTAAGTGGAACAAACTACAACTTACTTGGTGTTATTGTTAACCTTTCAGACTATAAGGTAGGTGCTGATAAGGGTGGCGAGATCAATCTGTTCGAAGATTTCGATATTGATTACAACCAGCAGAAGTACTTGATCGAGACAAGGATCTCAGGTGCACTTGTTAAGCCTTTCTCTGCTATTACTCTTTACCTTAAGAGAGCTGCAGCAGGCTGATAAGAATGATCAATAAAAAGCCATAGTTAGAAATTCAAAATGAAGAGTATTTCTATGGCTTTTTAAATTGGAGGTATACTTATGAAATATTATGGAGAGATCGGATTCTGGGTAGAAGATGTCGAAGTTAAGCCCGATGTATACAAACCTCAAATGGTTCCGAAAATGTACAAAATTGACGTTTTACGAAACAGTCAAAGATGGCAAAACGAAACAAATCAGCAGAATTCAAATCTTTTGATCAATAATAAATTTAGTATAATAGCTGATTTATTTTTTCAGGAAAGGTATGCTTCTATAAAATATGTAAAATATATGGGTACAAAATGGGAAGTTAGATCAATAGATTTATCTAATTATCCTAGAGTTATTATTGAACTTGGAGGAGTATATAATGGAACCTAAAACAAGAGTCGATCGCAGAATGGAAGTAAGAAATATGCTTTTGCCTATTTGCGAAAACTTATATTTTTCTCCACCTACCGGCAAGCAACTTACGTATCCATGTATCATTTACAAACAAGAACCGCCTTCGATAACTTCTGCTGATAACAGAGATTACATAAAGAAGGACAGGTATTCATTAACAATTATTGATGAAGACCCAGATAGTGAATTAGTAGATCAGATCGAGCAATTACAATATTGCAGACAAGATGGGACTAGCACTGTCGAGGGTCTTAATCATTGGTACTTTACATTATTTCATTAATTAAGGAGGAAATAATATGAGCAGATTATTATGGGACCAGGTCGGCGAAAGAGAATACGAAACTGGTGTCGATCATGGTGTGTTATATCCTATCGCTAATGGAGCATACCCTTTGGGTGTTGCTTGGAACGGTTTAACCTCAGTATCAGAAACACCTTCAGGTGCTGAAGATTCACCCTTATATGCTGATAACAGTAAATATTTAACATTAAAGAGTGCGGAAGAATTCGGACTTACGATCGAAGCTTACACATACCCTGATGAGTTTGAAGAGTGTGACGGTACAGCTACACTTGCAGCTGGCGTAAAGGTTGGACAGCAGGCAAGAAAGCTTTTTGGTTTGTCTTATAGAACTAAGCTGGGTAATGACTCAGACGGACAGGATCATGGCTATAAGCTTCACCTTGTATATGGTTGTACAGCTTCTCCTTCAGAGAGATCTTATCAGACAGTTAATGATTCTCCTGAAGCTATTACATTCAGCTGGGAAATCGCTACAACTCCTGTAACACTTGATGGTTACAAGGCTGTTTCATTGATCACAATCGACTCTACAAAGGTAGATGCAACTAAGTTGGCAGCTCTTGAGGATATTCTCTATGGTACAACGGAGAATCAGCCTAGACTTCCTATGCCTTCAGAGATTCAGACATTGTTTGCTGAAGGTTAATTAATATTTGATCAACTTTAGAGCGGTTATTCAGTTAGGCTGGGCCGCTCTATTTTGTTAATATGAAAGGAGACTAACAGTTATGTTAAAGAAGACAATTAGTTATGAAGATTACAACGGAAATAAGAGAACAGAAGACTTTTACTTCAACCTCACAAAGGCTGAACTGATCGAAATGAATTATTCTGTTAATGGAGGAATTGATGCTTATCTTTCTCGGATAATTAATGAACAGGACACTAAGAAGATCATGGAGATCTTTAAAGATCTTGTACTTAAATCTTTTGGTATTAAGTCGGATGACGGAAAGAGATTCATCAAGAATGATCAGATTAGAGAAGAGTTCTCACAGACAGAGGCATACTCTGAACTATTTATGGAATTGGCTACAGATGCAGACGCAGCAGTAGCGTTTGTTAATGGTATTATACCTAAGAATATTAGGGATGAAGTACAGAAGGAAAGCTTTAAGGCTTTACCAAATGGAGACGGATCAATATTGGCAGCAACTACCGAATAATATAGGAGGCGAGACAAGAATGCTTGAGATTGTAATACCTGATAGGGAGTTATACGACGAGAAGAATGAAGAGTTCATTACTGTTAAGGGTACTAAATTACAGCTTGAGCATTCTTTAGTCTCAATTTCAAAATGGGAAGCAAAATGGCATGTCCCATTCTTTTCAAAAGAGAATAAAACAAAAGAGCAGACATTAGATTACATAAAATGTATGACACTTACTAAAAATGTAAGCGATGATGTGTATAAATTTATACCAGATAATGTTTTGGATGAAATATCTGAGTATATGGAAAATCCAATGACTGCTACTTGGTTTGCTGAGGATAGGAATAAAAACAAAAAACAAAGTAAAGAAATAGTTACTTCTGAATTAGTATATTGTTGGATGACGCAATTAAACATTCCAACCGAGTATCAGAAGTGGCACTTTAATAGATTAATTACTCTTATAAGAGTATGTAGCGAAAAGAATTCTCCAGATAAAAAGATGAGTAAGAGAGAACTTGCTG